GTGCGACAATTGTGAGTTACCGTACCATCATCTATTAAATAGAGTCTATCACCGTCTAACTCAAAGCCATAGAAGTCACCGACTCCAAACTCTTCGATTGATATTGTTGAAGTGTCAAAATTACGTATAGAAGTAGAATTTACACTTCTTTTGTGTTCCATTAACAACTCATCATCAAATGAGTGTATGTTTAGATGATAATAAGGCTTTAATTTCGAACCCTCACATATACCTGTTCCAATACATTCACCCCTTGCTTTGATTATATTAGTATTATAACCAAGTGAGTTTGCAATTTTCTTCGCACCTTCTATTAGTGATAAATTCGTGTTACCAAAACAAACACTCTTTCTACCTCTTCCATTACGTGCCCAACCATCAGTATTGATAAGACCAGCTAATAATTCACTTCTTTGTTTTGTAGAACCAAAGAAGTACTCCTCTGGTATATGCTTATTATCAACTAAATTCAATTCCTTAAGTGCTTGTCTAAATGGATTTAACTCATGTTGTTTATCTTTATCTGATATCGTTACAGCATAGCATTTTTCTCCATCTTCGTCTATTTTAAGTTTCCTTCCTATTGATATAGCATATTCCTCTAAGTCTTTGATAATTTTTTCTTCGTTCTTATTTACACTAAATTTTGCCCCATTCTTAAGACCATCTCCCAACCATAGACCTAAAATGTAAGGTGGAATTTTAAAATCTTTTTCACCTAATTCATATGCAGATTTATATCCTTTGAAGAAACGTCTTGAACTCTCTGGGATTTCTAAAAAGTCATGCAAACGAATATTCACAATATCACCTTTTTTATATCCTTTGTATTCCCTTGAAGCTGTATATTTAAGTGATAAAACATGTCCTTCATTTACAACATAAGATTCAGCTCTACTCTGATTAACCTTAAAAAGTTTATCATTTCCTCTTATCAATGATTCAACAACTCTTGTTTGACCATTAACACCCATTAACTTATCACCTACCTTAACATCTTGAACCATTTTTCTTGTTCCGTCTGCCATTACAATTGGTGTATCTTTTGCATGACACCCCATCGTGGAAGTATAAGTACGTGGGTCATTCTTATCATATCCCTCATTAACTGTCCAGTCAACATTAACATAATTTGGGTAAATACGCAAAGATGTTGATTTGAGTGCCAACTTATAAAGGTCATAGTTAGGGTCACCTTCTTTTCTATTAACACCCTTCATACATTGGAAAATACTGCAAGGGAATATGGCTGTCTTATGGAATTTACCTACACCCTTAATAGAACCTTGTAAAAGAGCTTGAATTACTAATCTACCTTCTGGAAGTGTACATGTACCATAGTTAATAGAAGTAAATGGTAGCTGATTACCGCTTCTACTTTGCAGTGTATTAAGATTATGATACATTCCTTCAACAGCTTGATTTAATTCATTAATCGTATCAAATAAAGCACTTTGATAAAGTTTAGCGTCCAACTTATCTTTATTGTCGAGTCTGAAATCCTCTTCTGAAAGACCAGTTTCTTTAAAGAACTTATCTTTGTAATCATTAATTAATTTATCAATAGATGTTCTTTCTAAGCCTTTTTCATCCTTATACAATTCTGAAGATACTTTTGCAATATCTACATCATAGAATGAATCACTTTGCTTAATATATGCATTTATATAATGCTTCATAAAGCTCTTTCTGAAGAACTTAACCATAGTCCAATCTAAGTGACTACCACTTACTCCACCAAACTGCTGCAAAGACTGTAACTGGAAAATAACGGCTACTAATTGAAATGCAGTGTTTAAAGAATTTGCTGGACGTACATCTGTCTGCCTTGTATTAAAACCATTGTTAAGTAAGTCATCTAATGGACTTGTTAAACAATTTGTCATACCAACAGCATAAGAATCTAGGTCATGTATATAAATTTCATTATTTTCATGATTACGTCTTGCTTTTCTACTCATACAAAGGTCGAGAGCATATTTCTTAGTAACAAGGCGGCTTGCTTCTCCCATTCTACCTCCAAATGAATATTCGTCAACGTTTGCATTTTGATTCTGTACGTCTTCGGCTAATAATTTTTTTCTTATATCTTTTGTAAGTTTTGATTGATTTTCACGTACAAGTTTATGAAGATATCTGTAAATAATGTAAGATTTTGCAACTTCCTGAAAATCAGAAGACATCAAACAGTATTCTACATTGTCTTGTATGTCTTCTACATCAACAGTAATATCATTTTCTTCCTTATATTTTTCCTTTAAACAATTCAGAATATCAATAACAGCATTTTTCTTTATATCATCAAAGTTTCCTTTTTTAGTTGCTTCGATATGTTTCTTACATGAATCAAAAGCACTTTCAATTGCTTTCTCAATTTTTCCAAAATTGAACTTTTCTACAGTATTATCTCTTTTACGAACTAACATTATTTTATTGTCTATTTTTATTATTTTTTTTATTAATGATATCATTAGTCTACCAACGTTGTAGAAATAAATATGATATATTTTATGTTTCGATTAAAAAAATCTGACCATTATCATGCAAATTGCAGATAGTCAGTCAGATTAATTTTTAAAATTTTTTTATACCATTTATATTAATGTTTATTTTCAAAAACTTGCTTGGCAATATTGCTTGCAAAATCTTGTTTTTTTACCTGTTTTTCTTTATCCCATTGTGAAATACTATCCACAACACTGGCATTATCACAAGATATTCTACATGTACCATTGTTAAATTCAATACCATCAAAAACTTTTCCAGCTTTACCAGCTCTATTTTTCAAAATAGCTATTGTTGCTTTATTATCTTCAATATCTTCTATAGTTCTTGCAATAGACATTACGACATGAGCAACTTGGATTTTCTTAAATGACCCACCAGCCTTATCCATTGTTACTAAGTCTGCATTTACTGAATCTTTTGTGCCCTGTAAAGGAATCCAGAAAGCCATGTCAAGTTCCCCTGCCATTGCTTCAAACTTTCTCATAGTTTTTCCTTCTTTTTCCCATTCGCTTTGATTATTAACATCACCTTTGTGCTCAAGGCATTCAAAATAGTCTACAATAACAAGGTCAGGTCTAAAGCCATTATTTACCTGCTTCTTTATATATCTTTCAATATCCCATGCTGTTTTTTCTCCGCTTGGGAAACGGTTTATTCTAAGATTCTTTTCCAATTCAGGAAAATCTTCCTTATAATGACTTAGTTGCTCTCTAACTCCATCTATATATTCTGTTTTACTAAGGTCTTTAGCCTCAACATTCATGATACGAGCAATATGCTTACGTTGAATTTGTTTAACTCTATCCTCGAATACAATCTGAAGTACCTTATACCCATTAGCAGCTGCGAATCCAGCTATTGCTGTTGTCATAGATGTATTATGTGTTACAATAAAGTTATCTGTAAGATATAGATGTGACTCTGAGTCGACCATAATACACTGTCCATCACATACACAACTTGGAGATACTGATGTAATATAACGTCTACAATCGTTTGGCGTTGGATATACAACTTTATCCTGTTTTTCTTTTATTCCAAATATTTTTACATCTTTAGAATAAATTTTAATAAGAACCTTATAAATATCATTTTCGTCTCTATTATAAGAAACAATACCTCCCAATGAATTTACAAGAATTTCCAAATCATTCAACAGTTCTTTGTGACGAGTGGTAAACCATGTGTTGCCTTTTTCATCAGTATAACCACCACCGTCCATCATACCATTTAGTAAAGAAATTCGTACGGGAAGGATATTATATAGATATTCATATCTAATTCCTGTTGCTTTAAATTCACCAACATCCTTTAAAACTCTATCTTCTTCATTAGCAAGATATAAACCCATTTCATAAGGTTTAACAGGAAAATTCATTGGATAAAATTCTACAGGTGCTGTGATAGGAATAGAAAAAACTGGTTTTTCACCTTTATAAATGCCTTTATCCAACATATCTTCCAATGACATAACTTTATCATCCCCACCATTTTCACTTACACTCCATAAATGTTCTTTACCACACTCTGTATAACTTCCATCACTAAATGTTACTTTATAAAATTTCCAATTTTTATGAGGGAATACATTGGTAACTTTATGAGGTCGTCCATCTTCTCCTAATACTTCATCTCCTACCTTAATATCGCTCATAAACTTTCGACCATAAGGAGTAAATATTCTAGAATGATAAGGTTGTACTTTTCCAAAAGATGATGGTCCAATGATTACGCCAAGCTCTCCCTTAGCAATTCCTCCCTCTAGCACATCATCAATATTATCTATACCAGTTGGAATGGTGATACGATAATCATCGGATAATGTTTCATTCAAGTTATCAAAAACACCATACCCCATATCTGTAGGTACACCAAGTGTCATTGATTTACTAAAAAGTTCATAAATCTTATCGTAATTATCTACCTTTCCATCACTTGCTAATTTTTCAATTTCACGTGCTGTGATAAGCATTTGCTGTTGTCTAAAGAATTTCACAGCCCTGTCCTGAACAAACTTAGAACCTTCAGACGGTGTATTTTTAATCTTATCTACAATAGCTATGTACTCTTCACGTTGAATGTCATTGTATGCCTTATCACGTAAAAGCATTTCCATGACATCATATGTTGGATGAATATCATTCTTTTCATAATATTCTTTCAGAAGTCCTACAAAAATTCTAAGATGTGGGTCGGTAAATTTATTCTGTTCAATAATAGGATTTAGATTGCAAAAGAAATCTTTATCCGCCATAAATTCATGAACTAATTTATATTGATAAGTTTCGCCAAGAAAGCCTAAATCTACGTCATTATTATTCATTATTATATACGTTATTTAATATTCATATTACATGAATAGTTTTTCTAATAATATACAGACTATTTATTATTCTTTATCATATAAAATAGTCTATATATTATAAAATGATTTATTTATATCCAACAATTTATCTTCCCCACGCTTAATTAAAAACGTGGAGAAGATTTTATTTTTTAATATAAATTATTAAAATATTCCTTTGTTTCCTTAGCGTACTTCTTCTCAATTTTACGCATAAGCTTGTAATTTTCGTTAGAAATATTGAAATTATACTTCTTATATTTCGAACTATCAGAATCGAAATAATACTCATCAGTTGTTTCCATATCTTCTAACGCATCCTTTGGAGAATTATGCTTACCGATAGAACATGCGTCACAAATAGTATTAATGATTTGCATGAGAATATCCTGCTTATCATAAATCATTTCCTTAAGTGCTGTTAACTCCAATGATAAACTATTGTTATTCTTAAAGAAATCTTCTTTATCATAAGTAAATACCTGACCACTCTTATTGGTGATGCGTACTTTCTTATTGGTAAGGTCTACTCTATCCTTAATTGCTCTTGGATAGCCATATCCATCCCATATACGAGTGATAATAGGTTTCTTGTTATCACTAATAACAATTTTAAATGTACTTTCCCAAGGTTCACTCAAAGGCGCTTTAAATTCTTCAGCTACGTCGTTCGGATTGAAATAATAAGTAGTATATACAATACTCTTATCCGTTAAATCCTGGTCAATCATACGTGTTATGTCATCCACAACGTTCTTAAACAAAACAGTCTCCATTGACCCCTCTACATAATTAGGAATCTTAAAATTACGCTTTGCGATAATAAAATCATTAACATAGATTGTAAAATCAAATCTATAGTCTTTGTAATCTTGTTTATTCATTAACTTTTTTAAAATTTAAATGTTTAACAATATAAAAATAAACTAAATATTAACAATATTAACTATTCTCCCAACTTCATCAAACAGTTTAACCCCATTTTTACCATTTTTATTGGTCGCTTTTTCGCCAAGTCTTAACTTAGCTAATTTATTATGAGAGATTAAATTACCAACGGTTTTATTAAAACGATTAGTTCTTGTACCTTTTCTATTTGACGATGTATATTCCATATCTTCTTCATCAAGTGTTAAATTTGATGAGAGATAATCTTTTATTTCTTTGGTTGTTCCATGATACCCTTCTTTGGTAGCTAAAAATCTAACTACAAAGGGTACTAAACTATTTTCGTGCCACATATTTTTATAATATTTTATTTTCTGCAAATATACGACAAAATATTACTACAACCAAAAAATTAACCATTTTTTTGATAGAATTTTTTTTCAGCAGTCATAAGTCTAAGATACATACCGAATAATGAACCAAATTTATTTTCATCCATCAAATCATTCATTCCGTATTTTGAAATAATTTTATATACGTTTGTTGAATTTCTATCTTCAGGGTCAATAGGTGCATCTATGGTCTCTTTTAACTCTTTTTCTGCTTCCTCTGTCAAAAGGGGTTCGCCTAAATCAATAATCTTTTGATTTATTTCAAATAGTTTATCACCTTGACTTCCATCTGTTATTTGATTAACTATATTTTCAAGCGATTTAAGAGGTTTTTTCTTCTCTGCCTTTCTCTTGTCTATTAATTCATTAGAAAGCTCTATAACCTCTTTTAAAGTGCCTCTACGTGTTTTAAATTCTGGGAATAGTTTAAGGAATGAAGTTTCTCCCAAACCTTTAACACCTTTTATGTTATCAGATGTATCTCCACATAATATTTTTTCTAAAACTATATTCTCATGTGTAATACCAAGTTCCTCTACGGAATTTTTTGTACTAATAGCTTTTTTCTTTCTTGGGTTATAAACACATACATCTTCTTTAATAAGTTGTGTTATATCCTTATCGGCAGAAACAATAACTATCTTTTCATTTGGTTTTTTGTTAATGCATCTATAAGCAATAATGTCATCACCTTCAACATTATCAAACATATACTGCCTAACAAATAATTCGTCTAATATTTCTTGAATAATTCCACGTTGTCTCTGAAAGGATTCATCTTCACTTTCCTCCCTTACAGTTTCTTTACGCTTATTCTTTGAGAGAATATTCTTACAGTAATTAGCTATATATTTATCGTAATCAGTCTGATTATCACCAAATTCGTATTTTTTCCCTCTGTTAGCCTTATAGTCAGGATATATATTATATCTTAGTATACCACTCATGTATCCATCCCAACAAACTGTACAAGTGTCAAAATCTCTCATTTGAAGTATATGTCCTAATATTCTTAGGAAATTATAAACGGCACCATATGTTTCACCTTTATCATTCATTAAAGTTTTATTAACTAATGATATTTTTAGTAGATTATTACCATCCACAATCAAAGTATATATTGGCTTTGTTTGGTCAATATTATTTGCTTTAGCAATACTTTTTCTTATTACTTGTTTCATTTTATTTTTTATATATTTGCAAAGGTATATATTTTTTTCCGAAAATAAAAAAAAGAGCACAGAAATGTGCCCTTATCTTACATAAAAACCTCCAAGAGGCTTTTGCTGTAATACTTTTATTAGGTTATCTGTAAGATTTGATTGCTTTTCTAAGATGTTCCAAGGTAACATTTCGTCTAATCGTTTATTAAGTTCTTCTAAAGCATTCTGTTTATCTTGTTTTCCTAATTCAAGAAGCATGCCATAATCCATTTGCATTTCAGCTTCTGGTATCTTTACACTACCTGAATATGTACCACGTATCAAGCCTAAAGTTATCATTGCCTCTGCTACAAGTAACTGACGTACTGTTTGTTGTGCTGGGTTATTAAGAAATTCATATCGCATCTCACTTAAAGGAACTTGGTCTGGTGTTATCAATACGTCATCTCTATTTTGTAGACGACATTCATCTTCAGCCTCTTTGCCACCATCACCAATATCATAGTATGTATACCAGCAGTAGCAGGAACTATACTTGTTCCATCCCCAAGTATCATCAGCAGCAAGACCACCTACCATGTTAGGTGAACCTGGAGTTGATAATAAATGTATAAGATGAGTTCCATCTGGTCCAGCTGTAACCTTGTAAGCTAGGTCTCCTCTTAATAATGAATTTTTATACTTTAAATCGGCTGCCATCAATGCTGTATCGTAAGCTGAACCCACATAGAAACCAGTAATACCCATTCCATTACCCATATTTCCATATTGTCCAAATCCGCCTCCAATACCAGTATCTAATGTTCCAAGGTTACCATATAAGGCAGCCTTTGTTGTAGATGGGGTAATGTATAGAACTTTGTTAATCTCTCTTCCAGCTGGTACAACATATACCTGTTTACCTTTTTCTATTTTAAAAAAATCTTTCTTTAATTCATAACTTCCACGTTGTTGTAGACCGACTTCTCTAGAAAACCAATAAGAGAAATCTCTTGACCAGTCCATTGTTCTGACAGTCAAAGCATAAGCCACTTCTGATGGATTACTTAAAAGGGTTTTATTTCCCATTAGATTCATCCATTGTGATTTAATTACCCAATTCTGTACTTTTTCTGAATAATCTCCTATTGCAACATCTAATAAATCACATAATTGATTATCATCCAATTGTATTGTTCGTATTGGAGCACCTAACTTTGTTCTTACTGTTTTAAATAATTTTTGTATTTCTGGTGTAATATTCATCATGAATAGTTTTTCATATAAATAGTTTTTAAACAAAAAAGGAGTGGTTTAAAACCACTCCTAATTATTTATTCTTCGCTAACTTCTTCTTCACCGAAAGTTAATTCCTTATCAGTAATATTTTCATCACCACTATCACTATTATTCTTATACTCTTCAAGTTTTTTCAACAAATCTTTTAAATCTGTTTTCTTGTATTCATCAAGTTCATTCTCACTAATAATACCATTATGAACACAACAGAAAGTACTTTCTCTCATAATATTCCATGGACTTGGAAGTTGGTTCTTCGTACTCTTGATTTTAGTGATAATACCATAATTAACAGTTTCCCCTTTATAAGTACAAGTTAAACGCTTTGTAGCTGCTTTTGCAACACCACCAACATGAAGAATGAGTCGTGCGCCATATACGAAAGTTTTACCGCCCTTAAACTCTATTGATGCAGCACCACCCATTGAGTTCATAGAATCGTTCCATATCTTATTTACGCAGAACATGGTGTTTGTAAATTCACACCCTACACTCTTAGAAGCTGGTATTCTGTTATTAATAATGTTACTAAATGCTTGTGAAATTGCACCTGCATCAAACATATTATTACCAGTCTTACTTGTGTAAGATTTAAAAGAGCCAATAGAACCGATAGAGTCCCAGATAAAACATATTGGCATCTGCAACTTACCTTCGTCTTGCTTATCCAACAAATCGTTGATAACAAATGAGATGTCTTCCAAAACAGCCTGCTTGCGTTTAGTCTTTGTTTGCTTACCAGTAGAATAATCATTCATTCCACACTTTTCAGCTAAAATAACACTATTATAGTAAAGGAATAATCCACGATAATCTACTATACCATTTGTTACCTCACCTGTTTCTGGGTCAACAACATCACCATAAACCTCCTCAAACTCCATTCCGCAATCCTTAGCATAACTAAAGTCAAAGTTATTTTCAGTATCAAAAATAACAGGTAAGATACCTTGTCTTTGACAAGCAGCTACAATACAATTAACTAACGTTGATTTACCTGTATTGGACCAACCACCTACAATGCTTAGATAACCAAGAGGAATACCTGGTAATTGTGTAGCTTCCTCAAATGCCTTTGGAAGAATAATAAAATCCATAGGCTTCTCTGCACTTGATTCTCTTGATGCTTTAATTTCATCATTAAATCCTGCAAGTGCTCTAATATCATTAACTGAAGGTTTTGCGAAACTCTTTTTCTTAATAGCTTGTCTCATTTTCTAAAAACTTTTTTTTAATATATTTTTTCCAACACTTTCTACATAACGGTTTATACAAATCATTACCACCAACAAGTATTTGAGAGCCTTCGGTAATAATTTTATTATGTTCGTCAAATCGTGCATTTATCGAAGCTTTACCGCCACATTCACAATAAGATTTAACTTCCTCAATCTCATCCGCAAGTTCAAATAGTCTTTTTGAACCACTAAAACTATGAGATAAAAAGTCAGTTCTTAATCCAAAACAATAAACATTAATATTTAGGAAATCTACAACATCACTTAACTGAGTTACTTGTTCTTCTGTTAAGAACTGAGCTTCATCAATAAGAACCCATTCTAAACTACTAAAATGAGTCTTCATCACGTTGTCTATTTCTTTAATCTTCTCATATAGATTCACATTAACTTCTATTGATACACATTCTTTCGACAAGCCAGCACGTGATGTGACTTTATCTTTTCCATCTCTTGTATCTATAGATGGTTTGAGAATTATAAGAGGAATACTTTTTTCTTCTAAATTATGAGCGAGGGCAAGCAATCTAAGTGTTTTAGAGCTGCCCATCGCACCATAAGAATAATATAACTTTGCCAAAATATTTAGATTTTAGAATGGTAAATCATTTTCATCATCTTCTGTAATAATACCATTAGGCACATCAGGGCTATCGGATGAATTTGTCATATCTAATGATGGCTCTTTTTCAGATGAAGATGGCATACTCTCAAATTTACTACTTGTATCTGGCATCAAATTGGCTTGTTCGTTTTGATGTTTCTTTTCTTCGTCTATTTTTTCTTTAACATACTTGTCGACGTATTGTTGAGAATCTTTGTCATAAAAAGGAACACCGCCCTCTACTAGAATACGCATATATTCAGGAGCTTTAGCAGGGAATACATCTGACCATTTCTTTGGGTCATTAATCCATGCCATACCTTTTTCTAAATCATCCGTTAATGGGCTTGGAAAGCCTTCATCAACAACTTTGTATGTAGTCTTTCCATCTTCTCCCCTTGTAATTGTGATTATAAAATCTTCTCCGTTATTCAAATCAAAGATATTATAATCATTGCCCTTCTTTTTACCAGATTTGTTTCTAATTTCATAGAGATTCATCATATGGTCATATATGCCCTGCTGCTTACTCGAACTATTAAACAGCCAGAATTTAACACCATCTTCTTCGTGGTCTCTATCAATACATCTTACCACCCATGCCTGTTTTGGCTTATTTGCGAAAGCAACTTCACCAAGTTTCTTCTTCTGAACAGCATCAGTAGTTGCCTTTTGTAATTCCTGTGCATGGCGAGATACCATACAAATAGGGCATTCGCATTTTTCTTCATTTTTTTCTAAACACGGCATCATCTTCCATCCGCTATTAGATACTTCTTTGTTGACACGGATTGAGTGAACCCAGACTTTTTTAAAAGGAGAACCTCCTTCTGGAGAAAAAGGTAACAAACGGATAGTTAAAGTCTTTTCATTAACACCTTCTTCAAGACGTGCTTGTAAATAATTCTTAGTGTCAAAGGTAGACTTAGTTTTCTTGTTTTGAGAAGACTCAATAACTTCATTGTGTTGTTTTACAACGTCATCAGAATTGATGTTTACATTAAATTTATTCATAAAAATTAAAATTAAAAAAATATTTGTGAGTCTATTACTCACTTAAACTATAATCTTTTGCAAAGATACAACCAAAAAACTATAAAACCAAAAAATCATGACGCAATTTTAAAAAAAAATCTACGCCATGATTATACTTTATAATTAAAATCCAAAAATCTTATTTATATCCTGTATATCGTCATCGTCTATTTTATAAAAAGAATCAGCTACTTGAGAATCACCTACACTGTCAATGTCATTTTGTGTTAGAGTGTATTGCTTATCATTCGTCTTATCACCCCCATCTGTTACTGTATAGTTATCTCGTGCTTGCAAACGTTTTGCCAATGATTCTTCTGGTGATTCATTAAAACCTGGAGAATCAAATCTACGACGCATATCTATACGTTCTATTTGAGTTGGATTTCTCTTTTCAAATTCTTTTCTAAGACTCATTATTTCCGCATTATTAGAATCAATCATATCTTCCATTTTTTCAAGTGATTGCATAAGGTGTTCGATTCTATTATCAACTTTCCCTAAATTAATACCTATTTTATTGGTTTTATGATTAATCTTTTCTTGTGCATCTGTTAAATCATCTATGTCTATGGTATCTTCATCACTACTATCATTATCAGGTGCAATATCACTATCGCTATCTAACGAATCATCCATGTTATCCATAGGCATTTCTCCGCCCATAGAAGCATCCCCATTCATAGCGTCTTCGGTGTCATTCGTATTACCACTTACCCCCATTGGTGTAGTATTATCACCTTCAGTAGGATTATTATCAAATAATGATGAGTCTTGATTGCCCGTATCTGGCTCATTAGTTTGACTCTGGTCATTATTATCAGACGTTGGGGCAACTTCGTCATCCTCATTAAGATTCAATTCCTCATGTGATAAATAATCTTCGTTACACATTCTGAGAAACTGTTTATGAGCTTCTAATAAACCATTGTCTTTTAAATATTTAATATTAGTCATTATTAATCATTCAATAATTCTTTGTTATCTTCTGTAAGTATTGTTTTAGAACTTTCTGTTCTTTCAATTAACCCCTTATCTTTCTTAAGACGCTTAACATTATTTTTCTTATTGTCTTCTTTTGAAAGAATTTCTTGTGCCATTGCTACTTTTTCAGATGTATTCATAACTTTATTATTTTCTTTTTTATTTATAACAACATTATTTGGATTTATATCTAATCTTGATATTCTCCTAGATTGTGATTGTTTTTGTATGAAACGTGCCATATATAAAATACTTTATTATATTATATATAAATACTTTACAAATCGAGAATTATGTTTTTATCTTCTATTTTTGATAGTGTATATATGCATAATTTTCCAGATGTCATAATTATCAATTTATTTCTATATTTTTCCCAATCAATAATATAATCTTTTTTATTATTAACAGACTTATCGCTTTCTTTATCTATTAAATTATTTAAAGCATTAATTGAAAAAAGGCATCCATTTTTAACGTGTAAAGTTGTTGATTTATAGAGTTTATTTAAATATCTATTATTATTTACGTTTTTAAATGTTAACAAATATTCATTATTATTCCCCTCTATTGTAAAAATAAAAATATTCTTTACGTCTATCTTTGTACTATTCTTTATTTTCTCTATAAAAGATAGAACTTTGTGTTTATTCACGAAAGTACCGATTAAGTGTCTTTTCTTTAACATTTTACTTATTCTAATTTTTCCATTAAATAGGGTACTGCATATCTATTATCATACCCAATTTCCTTGAGAATCTTATGTACTTTTTCGTTATTATCATAGATTATAATATTACTTCTATTACTTCTGATTCTCTGTAAAATTTTCTTCTGATTTATCCCCATATATTCTAATAAGTTTAATGAAATCCCATATGTATTATCTTCATATTGGAAATAAATCATATTTTTACTTATATAAATATATTTTTGTTTTGTATAATTAAATAATATATTATATAATTTCTTTAATTTATTATATTTA